GTGACAAGTTCAATCATTCGGAGGGCCAATGGAAGCACTTGGGCGGATGAGGCGACTTTGGGCGATCCGTTTGCGGTCATACACGGCCTTGCCTGCCGTTCTAAATCTGTTCTTGCGGTGTGGAGGGCGGGAGAGGCGGCGTTCCGGCTCACACTCGGAGCAGACCTAGAGGCTAAAATAGCCAAAAGATCCTCAACGCCGAAGAAAAAGTACGTTATTGGCCGTGTCGGTAAAGATCAAGACGGCGTTTTGACGCATCCAGACACTCACGAGCTGCTGGAGGTCGAGCCTGACAACGGCAACCTGCTCAAGCACGCTCTTTCTTGTGTCCATCCAGACTACAAGCCTGCTGACGCCGGCGAAAAGTCGGTGGACAAATCCAAGCACGTCACTTACAACATCGCTTTCTTCCGGCAAGACGCGCCGGTCATCACCCATCACCAGACCGCGCCCATCGACATCACGCCCGAAGCCATCGAAGGCGGAAAACAGGCGGAAAGGTCGCCTTTCGGATGAAAACCATTGAATTTACTGGCATTTTAACGAAATGGTTGAGGGTTACTATCCCTCACACTACCAACGAACGCCTAGAAATGCCAGTTGTTTCGACTGTTTCGGGTGCTTGGGCTTGGTTTGCCCAAGGTTGGGTGAAAGGTTGGCTTGTGTTGAAAAGTTTGGTCGATGCAAAGAAAGTGGTTTGCCTTCTGCCTTGCCGCGTGTCGGATTGGCTCGCGCCTTTTCCGCCTTCGCGGGGTACATGGGGCCACGCCAGCGAGCGGGGCGGGGGCGCTGGTGGTCGTAGGGGGGTTCCGCGTGTGTAGCGAGCAGTAAAAAAGCGTTCACTTATTTTTTTTGGGGCTGGCGGTGCTGTCTACTGGGACCGGCGTAAAATTGGAGGGATTGGACTATGGCGGGAAAATTCAGGATTGGCGACGAGGTGAGGAACTTGCGGCTTCACGGCTGGCGAGTGGGAACGGTGGTGGCGGTGAGACCTGCCGGCACGAGCGTGAGACGGTACTGCCGGAAGCACGGGAAGAGCGTTAGGAACTTTCCTGTAGACGGGATGGTGAGGGATCACGAGAGCTACCTGGTTGAGAGTTCGGGGTGCCTGTACCAGCCGAGCGTGTGGGGGATAGAGAAGGGCGGTGGCAAGTGAAAAATATAAAAACTGCAATCAATATTCTGTCGATAACGTTTTTAATTTATTCAATCTTGGATGGCATTGGAAGCCTTGCAAAAGACAGATCGATACGAAAGCAGAAAGGATCGGTGTACAAATGATTGTCTTGGACGAAAAAGCACAAGAGATGTTGAACGAGTACAGGCTTGCGGTTGAAGAGTCTGACCGCGCGCTTGTGAAGGCGATTACCGATGACGGCACGGACGGGATGAAGAAAAGAAAGAAATCTCGTTGGCACTGGGAGAATGAGACGCGGATTGCAAAGAGGTTAAGCGCTTATTTGTTAAGCTCGAAAACGGAAGGCGGTGGCAAGTGAAGGGCATAACGTACTTGGACATAGTGATCTGGCGTACAGTTCCAGGCTGGGGATTCTTATGGATGGCATCTGCTATTTGCGCCAAGGTTCACGACTATTGTTATTTGGAGACTGAAAAGAAAGGTGGTGGTGAATGACGCAGATCATTTTATTTGGAGCGTTGTTTTTGATTCTGGCTCTTATGATTGACGAAATTTGCAAAATTCGGCGTTTGCTTCAGAAGACCGCCGACAAAGAAAATAAGGTATCGGAGTCGAACGCGGAAGTAAAGAAGTGTCCCGTTTGCAATCGTGAAGACATTTGGAATGAAGCAATAAGAAGGGCTGAATATGTTTTTAAAGGCCAGCCGGTTAAAGACGCGCAAGAGGTGCTTGATTATATTCTTGCAGAAGTTTACAGCATGTTTGAAATCGAAAAAAAGAAAGGCGGTGGTTGAAATGGAAACGTCTGAAAGAATTTCGGCGATTTTAATTATGGCGTGTCTTATCGGCATTATCGCTGTGCAGATGTGCGGGATACAAAAGCTTGAGCGAGGCATTGAGGCTATCGAACTCAAAGCAAGTGTTGTCGAGCGAAACGTAGGTGCCCAGCAAAAAGAGATCGCAATGGAGTTGTTGAAGTGCATAAGAGATTCCTTCTATGTTCAGTGTGATCTCAATACGAAGATGGCGGATTACATGGTGTCGGTTCAAGACCGCGTGGAGTTGCTGGAGCGTAACCGAGTAGAGTTAAAGCCGCTTGATCCTGTTGAGCTTCAGCGCATGTATGCCGAGGCTGTACTTGAAGCTGCCCAGGCAGCATTCATCAAGGAGGTGTCGCCATGAACGATACAATTTTGTTTTTAAAAATCATGTGCGGAGTGATGCTGTTTTGCGCATTCGTTTTAATTTTGATTGTACTCGCAGGAAAGCCAGACCACGACTTTGACGAAGTGGACAAGGGGAACGAATAATGGCAACAGGCCGTCACATCAATTACGAATCAAGCTACACTGGCGACTTGTTCCACAAGAGCATGAACAAGATCAAGTGTATTCGCGGCCCCGTCGGCAGCGGCAAGTCAGTGACGTGCTGCATGGAGATATTCAGAAAATCAAACTATGAGCAGGCTGTTCATGACGGGATGCGATGGAGTCAATGGCTGATCGGTCGAAATACTTTTGACGACATCAAGAAAACGACTGTACCGACATGGTTGCGTTGGTTCCCCGGAACAAAGATGCACTGGAGTCCTCCGTTTGAAGGACGGCTTGAGGTGCCATGCTGCCAGAATGACGGAACGACGACTCGGATTGACTTGCTGTTTTATCCACTGGACAAAGCGGACATCATCGACAGCTTGATGTCACTTGAGTTGAGCGGCGCATGGATTAACGAAGCGACCCAGACACGGATTGAAGTAGTTGACGGCATCTATGGCCGCCTTGGGCGTTTCGGGCCTGCGGCGAACGTAAAGGGCAAGAACCTTGGAATGCTGATGGATGCCAACAGTCCAGACGAAAGCAACTGGTGGTACGAGCAGGAAGTTGTCAGGAAGCCGGACGGGGTGGACTTCTTTGTTCAGCCTCCTGGACTGCTGAAAAAGGTTGACCCGAAGACCGGCGCGGTGTGGTATGAACCAAACGACGGGCGAGATCCAGCGTTCATGCCTGCGGAGAACATCGAGAACTTGGAAGAGGGTTTTGAATACTACCACAAGCAGACCTTGCTAGGAGACACGGAGAAGATCAAGCGTATCGTGCTCAATCAGTTCGGAAGCACCATGGACGGCAAGCCGGTGTATCCAGAATACGACGACGCTGTTCACTTCACTAATCGGGAGCTTACATTCGAGAAGGGTTTGCCTCTTCTCCTTGGCACGGACTTTGGCAGAACGCCAGCAATCATGATCGGGCAGATGTCCACGTCGGGCCAGTTCAGAGTGATTGACGAGATTGCAACGGACAACATGGGCATACGGCAATGCACGGAAGAGAAGCTTAGGCCGCTGCTTGTGGCAAAATACAACTTCCCATTGAGCAGGCATATCAACTGGGCCGATCCCGCTGGCGCTGACCCTGGGCAGATCAACGAGGTTACTTGCATTCAGACGATGAACTCATACGGGATCAAGACTTGTCCGGCACCTGTACCGCAAAACTCGTTTCACCTTCGGCGCGATTGCGTTGCGGAGTTGCTTAGATCGAGGCGCGACAAAGAGGCGGCAATCATCATCGGGCCCAACTGTCCGCTGTTGCGTAAGGGATTCAATGGCGGATACCACTACCGCCGGATGCGCCAGAAAGCGAATGATGAAATTTACGCTGACGCGCCGGAAAAGAACGAATTTTCCCATTTGCATGACGCGTTGCAGTATATGGCCTATGGCGCGATCAAGAGCGGAGTGGACTACTCACAGCCGGTAGATTCGCCGTTTGGAATCAACGCAAGGGGATTCGAGCGAGGCGGAACAATGAGCAGCGGAATATCACTGGGGCCCTTCGGATGCTAGATGCGTGTGTCTAAAATACTCTCGCATCAAAATTGACACACAGAATTTTGCATGGTGCAAAACGGCACGGCGAACCGTGCGGAGGATAAAAAGATGAAGAAGAAAAGTTATGCCAGCAATGTTGATACAAGCGCATCGGGGCCAACCCTTGCTCGTTTGGCGAAAAAGGCAATGCTATCGTTAGACCCAAAAGGCGATGGATGTTGCAAACGTGAACTGTTTATGAGTCCAACGTTCCCTCAAAGCGTGACAGACGTGAGCGGAAAAACATTCAAAGAGAAGCGTGGAGAGCGTAACGGAATCCAAGTTAGCGTCAGCGCATACCTGTACGACGAGAAGTTGCTGAAGCGCGAGCCGTTAAGCGGCGGTGTTGTCAGTTTTTCAAAGTCTTGCGTCATTTCTGACTTCGGATATGCTCTTCGCATGTTGAAAGCAGGCAAGAAAGTTGCACGTGAAGGCTGGAACGGTAAAGGAATGTGGCTTTCACTTTCTGGAGAAGCCAACGGACGCAGGATTGTTGAGGCTGATAGGTTTTGGAGCAGCAACAACGCCGAGTATGCTGAAAAGAACGGAGGCGTAGCAACTGTTCTTCCCTGCATCACGATGAAGACCGCAACAGGTGAAATCCTCATGGGCTGGCTTGCTTCGCAAACCGACATGCTGGCAGAGGATTGGATGATCGTAGAATAGATCGCAATCAGACAGACTTCACTAGACCGCCCTACCAAGGCGGTCTTTTTTTTTGCCAAAGATAGCACCGAGTTGACAGGCGGTGAATATTTGCGATTTTAATCGCATGAATGAAAGCGCAAAAGCTTTGTTTGGCAATGCAGGCGGCCCCGTTGGCGAACTCGCCGTATTGGGCGAAAAGCCAGTGCAGTTGGGCGTTATTCCTTCATCCGAGCCAATGAGCCGTCTTGCGAATTTCATCAACACGCAATTCCTGATTAACTCCGAGCACCGGCGCACAAGTGGAATCGACGACAGGCTTTTAAGAGCACTGCGAGCTTGTGAAGGCGAGTTTTCTTCCGAGGTCATCGAAGAGATGCGCAAAATCGGCATCTCGCCGGAGATGTACGACAAGCTCACGGACACCAAGCGCCGAGCAGCGATGTCGAACATGATGGATATTTTCAACGCTCCAAGCGATAAGCCATGGGAAATCAAGCCTACTCCGTGGCCGGAGATACCAGAATCAGCGCAGAAGCTTGCAGTCGAGTTGACCATGCGCGGAATGATGCAGGTTGCGCAGATCACAGGCATTATGCCTCCGCAGGATGTAATTTTCAGAGCGGCGCAAGAGCGCATGGAAGAGATTTTGAACGCCGAAGAGGAATGGGCGAAAGACCGTGGCAAGCGCATGGACAAGAAATGTCACGATCAGCTTGTTGAAGGCGGCTGGCTTGGAACATTCGCAAAGTACGTTGCGTACATCTGCACTTACGGCACAGGACTTATCAAGGGGCCTTTCCCCAGGGTGGTCATGACGAACGCCTGCAAAGAAACGAAGCTTGGCACGTTGAAGTTTTCCACCACGTTGAAAGAGATGCCATGTTTCGAGGCAATCAGCCCATGGGATGCCTATCCGTCCCCGATGGCGCGCGAAATCACAGACGGTTATCTTTGCGTCCGAGTGCGCTATACGTCAGACGAGCTTAGCCGTTTCGCAAGCAAGACGCAGGGAACCAAGAATGTTGAAGGCCAGTGGATGCCCGATACGGTACGGGCCCTTTTAGCGCGTTATCCCAAGGGCGGAATCAAGATTGATCCCCAGCCGCATGATGTCCTTCGCCGCCAGCTTGAGAAGGACGGCATGGACAACGGCAACGATTGCAAGATGGAAGGCATTGAGTTTTACGGCCAGGTTGACGGCAACATGTTGCGCGAGCTTGGAATTTGGAAGACCTCTGACGGAAAAACCATTGATCCGTATGACTATTACGAGGTTGACTGCATCACGATTGGCCGCTATGTGGTTTTCTGCAAGATCATCGACCCGCGCATTGGCCGGCCAATCAGCAAGGGAATTTTTTACGAGAAGCCTGATTCATGGTGGGGCGGTTCAATCGCGGACGAGTTGGCAATGCTACAGCGGTTTGCGAATACGACGATGCGCAATATCGTCATGAACTCGGCCATGACAAGCGGCAGCATGTTCTACGTCAATGACGCATCGAGGCTTTTGGACAAGAGCGAGGAAGCTTTCAAGGTTAAGCCGTGGAAGATGTTTGTATTCACGCAAAGCATGATGGGACAGAACGGCTCGCCTATAGGAGTCCTTGACGTTAAATCACACCTGACAGACCTTCTCGCAACGATGGAATGGGTCGAAAAGAAGGCAGACGCGCGTTCCGGCATCCCTTCGCTGACATACGGAGTAAACCTTTCCGGCGGCGCTGGGCGAACAGTCGGCGGTATGTCGATGCTTCTGGACGCGGCCAACAAGGGCATGAAGATGGTGATTAACTGCACCGATCGCCACGTTGTCCGCAACGTTCTGAAGATGCTGGTTTCCTACAATCTTATCAACGATGAAGACATTTCCATCAAGGGCGACTTCAACGTGAATCCTTCCGGCGTAATGGGGCTGATACTCAAGGAGCAAGAAAGCTCACGCCGTCGCGCATTCGTTGCGATGGTAGCAAACCCCATGATGTTCCCAATCGTCGGGCCAAAGGGAATAGCCGTTATCCTTCGCGAGGAAGCAAAGGGAATGGGACTGAACCCAGACGACGTTATCGCCAGCGCGGAGAAGCTGGAAGAGTTAGAGATGATCCAGCAAATCCAAATGCTCAACTCACAGCAACCCCAGGGACAGCCCGAAGGACAGCCACCTATGGGGCCCCAAGACCAATCGCAAGCTGTTGCGCAAGGGATGCTGCCTAACTCACAGGCGCAAGTGATGGCACCTCAAGGCGGAGTCGCTGAAAGGAACGGTGCCGGATGACCTCAAACAAACAATTTATTGAAGCCCAATCGTTCTTTTGCAATTCGAGCGCATGGCCGTTGCTCAAAAACGGCATCGAACAGCAGATCAAAGCGAACTGGGAACGAATTTTTGTGACTGTCGATAAATCCGAGATGGATCGCATTATCGGCGGCAACGAAGCTTTAACGACGATGATTAAAAACATTGATTCTGCTCCTGAGCAGTTACTTGCCTTAGCCAAGGGCGAGTCTGCTACGGGGATTCAGCTTAATGATTAATCGTCGTCAAACACCGGACAGCAATTCAGGCGGTTTCCTGCTTGCGAGTCCACCACCAACTCCCGTATGGCAACGGGCTTGATGAAGGAAAAACCAAACCATGAGTAACGGAGCAAACAGAATGGGCCTTGGCGGACATACCGAACAAGGAGCAGACGCGAGAGACGCACGAATCGCTGAACTCGAAGCGCAGCTTAACGCTACGCGTGTAGAGAACGGGCGAGTAAGAGCGCTTTCAGCAGAACTGGCAAGGGCGCAGGAAGAGGCGAAAGAAGCGAAGCAGAAGCTTGAGGCAGCGAGTCGTGATTATGGCCGCATGGTACCGGAAGACATCCGCGATACCGTTTCGGCAGAGTCCGTTCGCATGGCTGGGAGCGTTGCCGAGCAAGTCGCCTCTATCCGTGAGGATCGGATTCGGCAGGAAATGGCAGAGATGGAGAATCGCATGAAAGCAGAAGGAGCGCAGACAAAGCAATTTCGTCTCGAAGCTTTTTTTGCAGGAGTCGAGGCTCGTTATCCAGGACTAATCAAATCCGTCAATCCAGGTGGCGACAAAGAACAGGCGTGGCAAGTATACCGCGAAGTTCACGGACCGTCCATCGACAGCGCTCTTAACGGCATGAATATGCCCGTACTGTCGAGACTTATCGACGGCTTTCTTATGGAGCTTGGGGTTTCTAACCGCGGGGGAGATCAGACATCGCCCATGACCCCGCGTCAGGCGAGTGGCGGATCTCAACAGGCTGGTATGCAGGTTGGGCCGAGTGGCACGACCATGACGTTTGAACAGTATTCCGCCGCGTTAGACAAAGCGGGTACCGACAATCGTGCAGGACGCTCTACAGGAGCAGAATACCAAGCCGTCGTACAAGAACTGAACAAGGCGCTCAAAGAGGGACGCGTGGCTAAACCGTCAGCGAAGCTAGACGAATAACCATGATTCTCTCCGCGCCATTTAAAGGAGGCTTCAAATGCCTATAACCGGAGTAGCGGGATTGCCCAATATGGCGGGCTACGATCCCATGATGTATTTGCCAGAACTGAAACGCCGTTTCCGTGACGCGACTCTGTTGAGCCGTATCACCAATGGCGAGTTCAAAGGGAAGTTTAAGAACCGTGGCACCAAGCTGACGGTTCGCGCCCTTCCGCTGTTGACCACGCGCCGTCGTCGCCGTGGTGAGTTGGTTACGTATCAGCGCCCCGAGGCGTTCGATGAAGTTTTCACCATCGACCGTGAGCGCGATTTCGCGCTGCACACCACGTCGGAAGATGAAATCTTTACGGACATCGACGGATGGGCCATGAAGACGATGGCAGACGGCGGCAAGCAGTTGTCCGTTGACATCGAGACGGAGTTCATGGAAGACGTGCCCAGCAAGTGCCATGTGAAAAACCAAGGCAACACCGCTGGCGCTCGTTCCGAGAGCTATGTCCTGGGCAGCGTAACGGCTCCTGTCGGCATCTACAAGACGGACGCTCTGGTGTCTGCATCTTCGATGTCGCAGAAGAACACCGGCGTTGACTTCATCGCTGATTGCGCGGCCACGCTGGCCGAGCAGCCTGGTGGTGACGATATTGATCCCTGGTGCATCATCCCGACTTGGCTTGGTTCCAAGCTCATCACAAGTGAGTTGAAGAACGCCGCTGATATGGGTGACAGCGTTTCAACGTTGCGCAAGGGCATCAAGTTCCTTGGCAAAATCGGCGGCATGAGCATCTTCACATCGAACTTGCTCCCGAAAACGGACGCGGCAGGCGATTTGCCTGATATGTTCCAAGTGCTGTTCGGCGACAATTCGGCGATCACGTTTGCAGATGAAGCGACAATCTCCGAGTCGATGAAGAGCAAGGACGAGTACGGCACCTTCCACCGTTCGCTCATGATTTATGACTGGTTCGTTCGCTACAGCGAGCGTTTCGGTTCGGCAATCGTGGCAATCGGCTAAGTGAGTGACGAAAACGAAACGACGGGCATAGGCTTAACCCCTATGTCCGCTATTTAAGAGGAAAAGAAAATGTCTGCTTTGAATAAGACGAATTGCAGTTACGGTGCAGGCGTTGCGGGTGTTCCCGTGACCGTATTCCGTAAGAAGATTGATACCACCGTCACACCGTTGACGGCTGGCATCGACTATGCGTTGATGAAGTTGCCCAAGGGGTTCTCCCCTGCGCGCGCCTTCGTTGACGTGCAGGCTATCGACGGAGTTTTGACGTTCGACTTGGATGTCATGACCGCCGCTGGCGTGTCCAAGGGGCTTCTGATTGATAACCAGTCGGTTGCCGCTACGGGGTTGTTCCTTGTTGAAAACGCCGTAGCAAGCGCTATGGTTGTTGACAGCGATGACGTTTATCTCGCCATCGACGTTTCTGCCGCCATGACCACGGCGATCTTCGAGGTTGCTGTAGCAGGTTTCTGGCTCATGGAACCCTCCGACATGGCGTTGACCCTGACGGATGAAACGCTCCTGTAATCAAAAACGATAGACATTCCTCCGTAGATTAAAATCGCGGAGGCTGTTCTTAGGAGAATGAATCAATGAAAGTCACGAAATACGCCATCAATATCAATGACCTGCGAATTGTCCCTGCTACGGCTGAAACGCTCCAGCAGCGGAACTATCGCGAGATCAGCCAGGCTACAGCAATCGCTATCGCTAAGGGCGAAAAGGAAGCTGGGGCTGTTGTTGCAGAACTTCTTTGGGGCAAGAACCGCGCTCCGTTGCCGGATGGTTCCAAGCCGTTCTCGAATGTTCGGGCCACCGAGTTCCCGAAAGACCCGGATGATGCAGGCCAAGAAACAGGGAAAGATAAGGCTCCTGCCGAAGAAGGCAAGGCCCCTGTTGTCCTGATTGTTCCGCCTTCCCCAGTGATTCCCACAAAGGAAGAACTTGAAGGCAAGAGCAAGCCGGAGCTTCAAGTCATCGCCGCTGGGATGAAGATTGAAGGTTACGCAGGGATGAATAAGACAGACCTTGCAAACGCGATTCTTGGCGTGAAAGCCGAGTAAGGAGCGAATATGACACTGGGCGACCTATTAAATCTTGTACGAGTTGATCTGATTGATACAGATACAGCATCATATCGTTGGTCAAACTCTGTTATCTTGACGGCGTTGACGCAAGGTATCACAAGGCTTAATAAGGTTCGCCCAGAGTCACGTTATTACAGCATGAGGCTTGCGGATAACGCTTTCCCGATAACGGATGACCTTAACACGGCATACGTAGAGGCGACCGCACTAGCGTTCACCGTTCTTATTGATGAAAGATGGCACGAGGCAATCGTATATTTCGCCATTGGGAAATGCCTATCCATCGACTCGTCCGACTTATCCAACGCGCAGCTTGCAGCAGATGCCATCGCTAAATTTGAAAGGCTGGCAACATCATGAGCATGGAATTTGTTACGGACTCTACCCCTCTTGAACTTAAAAACCTTGGCTCGCTGGCCGAGGACGTTGTGCTTTATGTCCAAGGATGCGCGGATTTGATGGTTCGCAAAGAGTTGCAACGGACATTCCGCGACTTTTGCGCCAATACAGGCGCGTTACGTTTAATCGTTCGGAAGACTTTGCTGAAAGATGTGATCGAGTACAACCTTACGCTCCCCAGCGCGTGCTTGATTGATTCGGCCTACAGGGTTATGCGTGGGGATTGCAAGCTCAACGCCGGAGAAGACTACGCCCTTGAGGACGGCGACACGGTTAAAATAATCATCGCTGAAGGCGCAACGGCAAGCATTGATGATTCATCCGAAACAAAGACATATCTCGACGTGTATTGCATCCTGCGTCCTCAAGTGGCAAGCGAGGACTGCCCAACATTCTTTTTGACCCGTTACGCCGACGCAATCGTGTCCGGCACTCTAGCGCGTCTGCATTTGATGTCCAGAAGGCCGTGGAGCGATCCGACGATGGCAAACGTGGAAATGGGCGAGTACACCAACTGGAAGAGCAGGGCCACTGTAGACGCTATTGCTGGGCATACGGCTGGGGGCCTGTCGGGTTCAAAGACAATTGACTGCTTTAATAAGGACGGATTGCTATGACAACTCTTACCCTAACCCCAAATTTCACGGCAAAGACGCTTGTTTCGGCTGGCAAGGTATCAGTCGGAGAAAAGGTTGACGTTACGGTAATAGGCGTAACCGAGGCGCAAACGGTCAATCTAAGAGTCAGATTTCGCGTTGACGGAGTGACTGTTGCCGTTTACCCGTTCGCAGAGGGCGACGTATGGGATCATTCTGGAAGCAACGCCACGGCAAACATGGATCTAAATACAGACCTTTTTCGAGCACTTTACGAGGGGTCTGATGATCGGGCCAAGATAATGTGCCTAATCGTTGTGGACAACCCAGGGGATCAAAACCTTTATTCGTCCGCACAGCTTCAAGTTGGCAACTGGCCTTCCGAGAATGGACTTGAACTCCCGTACAGTCTTTCAACGTATCAGGATGATATTGCTTTTTTAAAGGCAACC